GTGAATTAAAAATAATGGAGATAGAACGTGATTTTTCTGAATAATTTTATATTTATAATTAAAGAAGTATTATGGATAATATAGACGACACAAACAAAAAAGACGTTCTTAAGAAAAAACTAGATAATTTCTTGGGTGACAACGATACTGAAGAAAAAGAGTGTATAGGTGACGAATGTTTAATCAACGATGGTAAAGAAATCGTTGAAAGGGTAAATAAAGTTTACAAGACAAATGATGGTAGACAATTATTAATGTAATAGAAATGAATAAGAAAGAATTATTATCTGAAGAATTAAAAAGACACCGACAATTATTGGAATATACCTTTTATGTTCCTGAAGAAACTGATAAAAAAGATGACGCTGAGTTATTATTTGACGATATTTTAAATGAACAAGATCCTGTTGGAGATGAAGAAACTGATACCACAGTAGAAGACCCATTTGCTGCTGATGCTGCTGGTGATGAAACACCAGAAGGTGAAGAAACTGATACTACAGTAGAAGACCCATTTGCGGCTGATGCGGCTGGTGATGAAGAAACTGATCCATTTGCCGATGCTGGTGAAGGTGCTGAAGTTGAAGATGAATTTGCTTCAGATGATATGGGTGGAGAAGAAACTGTTGAAGTCGATGTTACGGATATAGTTGATAAAACTGAGGAAACAAAAACATCTGTAGATGGTATAAATACTAAAATGGATGAACTATTGAGTAAACTATCAGATTTAGAATCTCAAGTAGGTGGAATGGATCAGGTAATTGGTAAAATAGATAATTTAGAGAAGGAAATAGAAAAAAGAAATCCTACACCAGTAGAAAGGTTAGAAATGAGATCAATGGATTCATTTCCATATAGCGTATCCTTAACTGATTTTTGGTCAGATAAAGAAGGGTATGAAGCAACCGAAGAAGAAACTGAATATACGTTAACTCAGAGTGATGTTGATAATTACGATAAAAAGGAAATAAGAGATTCCTTTACTTCTAATAACGAAGAAGACAAATAATAACCAAAATACGTAAACTAATTTAAGATACTTATTGACTTTTTAATGTTTTATTACTATTATTGTTAAATAAACATTAAAAAAAATAAAAATGAGTAAAAAATTAGACGCAATTCTTTCACAGTATGAAAAAAATACTGAAACGAAAGGAAAAACAAAAATTTCTAACGAAGATAGACTTAAAAAGTACTTCACAGAAAAATTACAGAAAGGTACAAAATCTGCGACCAGAACCTTTAGAATCTTACCTGGAAAAGGTGATGAATCTCCATTTACTGAAGCTTATTTCCACGAGAAAGAGTTAAATGGTACATACCCTAAAACATATTGTCCTAAGCTTAATGATGGAGAACATTGCCCATTATGTGAAGCTAGAAGTGCGTTATTGGAAGATGGTTCTGAGAAAGCTAAAAATTTAGCGAAAGAATTAAATCCTCGTAAGTGGTATGTGGTAAAAGGTGTAGATAGAGACAATGAAGATGATGGTGTTAAATTTTGGAGATTTAAACATAAGTGGACTGGAGACGGTGTTATGGATAAATTAATCCCTTTATTTAAATTAAAAGGTGATATCACTGACCCAAGAGAAGGTAGAGATATCGTAATTGTCGCTGGAAGAAATGACAAAAACCATTCTGTCGTTAATTCTATTATGTGTGATGATGTTGCAATCTTAACTAGTGATACCGCAAAGGCGAATGACTGGATGGGTAACGAAGAGACGTACAAAGATGTTTACGCTAAAAAGACACTTGAGTTTCTAGAAATTATTGCAACGAATAAAACACCTATTTGGGATTCGGAACAAAAGATTTATGTTGCTGAAGAAGACAAAGAAGAGGCTGAATCTGCTTCATTAGAAAAAGAGATTTCATATATGTCAAATACCGAAGTAAGTTCAGAAAAAGAAGATGTATTAGTTACAGATTTAGATTCTGACGATGACGAACTACCATTTTAATATAAAATAATATATGGCTAAGAAACCTTTAAAAAAGAAAACATCTGATTTTTCTTCTATAAGAAAAAAGTTTTCCTCCTCTGAGAGGTACAAAGAACAAAAGTACTTTGATTTGGGGGAAGCCTTCCAGAAGGCTACAGGTATACCTGGACCCGCTATGGGACAAATTAATATGATGTTAGGTCATTCTGACACAGGAAAAACTACCGCACTTATACAAGCTGCGGTAGATGCTCAGAAAAAGGGTATCTTACCGATATTCATTATTACTGAACAAAAATTTAGTTTTGAACACGCCAAACAAATGGGGTTAAAAACTGAATACGTTGAGGAAATAGATGAGTCAACTGGTGAGGTTACTGGTTATTGGGATGGATTTCTATTATATAAGTTAGGGTTTGATTACATTGAACAAGCTTTTGAATATGTAACAGAAGTTTTAGATGGACAAAAGAATGGGGAATTACCTCACGATATACTATTTTGTTGGGACTCAATAGGTACTATACCTTGTAAAATGAGTTTTGATGGGAAAGGTGGTAATCAACATACCGCTAGAACTATATCAGAAAAATGGGGTATGGGAATGGCTCAGAGGATTACATCTTCGAGAAAAGAATCATCTCCATACACTAACACTATGATATTCGTAAACCAACCTTGGGTAGACTTACCAGATAATCCATTTGGTCAACCTAAAATACAACCAAAGGGTGGTCAATCGATATACTTATCTTGTGCGTTAGTATTCTTATTTGGAAACCAAAAAAGTGCTGGAATATCTAAACTATCTGCCACTAATAAAGGTAGAAAAGTTAATTTCGCTATTAGAACTAAGGTTGGTATACATAAAAACCATATGAATGGTTTAGGGTATGCTGATTGTAGAATATTGGCAACAACACATGGTTTTATTGAAGACGATAAAAAATATATTGACGAATATAAAGACAGTCAAAAAGACTACTGGTCTGAAATATTCGAAAATGTGGGTGGAGATGTACTAGAATTTGATATTGTATCTGATGAGACATATATTGAAGCACCAGTAGAATACTCTGATGATTGATTGTTTAACCACATAAGAATATGATCAGTGAAACTACCTAACAGGAAAAAAACTTACTCACACACTTTATTAGTTGACGGAGACTCGTTATTAAAAACCGCCTATTTTGGAGCTAAAAATCTTTATAATAAGAATGTCCACATAGGCGGTATTTTTCAGTTCCTAACAATGTTAAGGAAGATAATTAAAGAATATCGTTTTGATAGGGTTTATGTCTTCTGGGATGGAAGATTTAGTGGTAGACTAAGGTATGACATATATAAAGAATATAAGTCTAATAGGGGTAAAGATTTCTACAATGAAACCCCTCCCTCTGATCCTGACTTATATATTCAGAAAGAAAGGGTAATGTCTTATTGTGAGGAACTATTCATCAGACAATATAAGGATGAGGTAATTGAGGCTGATGATTCCATTGCGTATTATGTATCTAAGATAAAGGAAAACGAAAAAGTTGTTATTTTATCTAACGACAGAGACTTATGTCAGTTGATTGATGATAGGGTGGGAATGTATGTTTTAAACTTAAGGACTATTGTCACTAAAGATAATTACTTGAAGTATTTTGACCATCACCCAACCAATCTTAAACTAATAAAGATGATTTCTGGTGATAACAGTGACAACATAAAAGGGATACAAGGTATTAGTGAAAAAACAATTAAAAAATATTTTCCAGAAATTGTTGAAAAAACTTTGACATTGGAAAATATTATTAGTAAGATTGATACTATACAAAACGAAAGAAAAAATAGGTTGAAAACATTAGATAATATAATAAATAGAGTTACTGTTGGTGTACAAGGTAAAGATATTTACGATATTAATGAAAAGTTAATCAATCTTAAGAATCCATTACTAACAGAGTCTTCAAAAGAAGAATTAGATTATTTATTTGAAACCACTATTGATCCAGAGGGTAGAGAAGTAAAAAATGTGATTAATATGATGATTGAAGATGGTTTAATGATGGCGTTACCGGGAGGGAGAGATGGATATATAAACTTTTTACAACCATTCCTAAGAATTATAAAAAAAGAAAAAAATTATTATTTAAAAACAAAAACAGAGAAAGATGAAAAAAGTGTATAAAACATTTCCGTATGAATTTTTATTTCAAATAAATGGAAACCCAATTGTAGGTAGGAATTTCCCTATTTATAATTTTAATAAAGAGTCGTTATCCTCAATAGAGATAAAAGAGTTAGTGGATGATTGTGTGGATATTCTTAAAACACATTTTAAAAATAAAACATATGATTATATGTACAAATATTATAACCCATATTTTTATACTACCGCTGAAGAAGTTGTAACTACAGAGTTTGAAACAAAGGGTATTTACGAAGAGGAAGATTTTTTCACTTTTCAGATTTTACATAACAAAAGAATTGTTGGCGAAAAGATTTTTAATGGAAATGACTACCCACCAAAAGTAAGATATGATGTAGATATAAGAAAAATTTTACCTAAAATCATTGATCAAATTCAACAGGGGTTAAGTCAGAAAGATTATACAAAAAAATATTGTGATTATGACTTAGACTGTATATTTATTAATAAGTAAAGTAAAAAGAGTTATGGAGAAAAGAGAAGAAAAGAACTTAGGTTATTTAGGGTATAGTTTTCAGATTAAGTTAGTTAAACAAATGATTGAGGATACTAAGTTTTCAGAAAGTATCATAGATATTATGTCACCAAACTATTTTGATAATGAGTACATAAGGTTAATTGTTGCTAGTGTAAAAGATTATAAAGATAGTTATGAGACTATACCTACATATGATACCATAAACCAAATCATTAAGTCTGAAGTTCGAAGAGACATTGCCAGAGAGTCGGCTTTAGAAATGGTTAAAGAAGTACTAAACTCTGATAGTAAAGATTGTTTACATACACAAGAAGTTGCCATTAAGTTCTGTAAACAACAAGAACTTAAGAAGGCTAATCAGAAAATCCAAAAGATTTTAGATACAGGAGATTTTGATAGATATGATGAGTGTGAAGAAATATTAAAACAAGCTTTAACTATTGGTGATGTTACCGATGATGGAATTGATGTGTTTCACGCCATAGAAGATGTTCTTAGCGATGACTTTAGGTCACCAATACAAACTGGTATCGTAGGTTTAGATAACCTTATGGATGGTGGATTGGCTAAAGGTGAGTTAGGGGTTATATTGGCCCCGTTCGGTGTCGGTAAGACTACTTTGGTTACTAGAATGGCTAATACTGCGTATAACTTAGGATACAATGTAGTTCAAATCTTTTTTGAAGATAACCCAAAAGTTATACAGAGAAAACACATAACTTGTTGGACTGAAATTCCGTTAAATGAATTGACGGAAAATAGGGAAAAAGTGAAAGAAATCTTACCTAGGTTTAAAAGTAAATCCGGTAACCTTATCTTAAAGAAAATGGCTAGTGATGGGACAACAATACCTCAAATTAGACAGTATCTAAGGAAATTGACTTCTAATGGTATGAAACCTGATGTTGTCTTTGTGGATTACATTGATTGTATTGCACCTACCAAACAATTTAAAGATGAATGGTCAGGAGAAGGTAATGTTATGAGACAATTTGAAACTATGATATCAGAATTGGATATTGTTGGTTGGACTGCGATACAAGGAAACAGAAGTTCTATTGGGGCGAATGTTGTACAAGCGGATATGATTGGTGGTTCTATTAAAAAGGGACAAATCGGACATTTCATTGTTTCAATAGCCAAAACTTTAGAACAAAAAGAAGAGGGTAGAGCGACTATGGCGATTCTTAAATCTAGATTCGGTAAAGATGGTGTTATATTTGAAGATATTTTATTTGATAATGGAACACTTGTAATCGATACTAATGATTCTAGTGACGTATCTTTCTTAGACTTTGAAAAAGGTACAAAGAAGAAAGATGCGAACTTTATAACGGATGTTATAAATAAAAACAGAGCGACTTCAGGTGGAGGAATGACTTAATTAAGTTATTTAAATGTGACAAACGATTTAAATCAATCGTTAAGGAAATACTCACCCTAAGATCTAAATAAATTAATAAAAAAAATTAAAAAGATGGATGTAACAAACAAAATATTATCAGACATTACAGTGTATATGAAATACGCTAAATACTTACCAGAATTAAATAGAAGAGAGACGTGGGAAGAACTGGTTACGAGAAATAAGAATATGCACATTAAGAAATATCCTGAATTAAAAGATGAGATAGAGGGAAAATATAAATTTGTATACGATAAAAAAGTATTACCATCGATGAGATCTATGCAATTCGCTGGTAAGTCTATAGAGATATCACCTAACAGAGTTTATAACTGTGCGTTTTTACCGATTAACTCTGTTGAGTCATTTAGTGAAACAATGTTTTTACTTTTAGGTGGGACAGGTGTTGGGTACTCAGTACAAAAACATCATGTTGACGAACTAGAACCAGTTAATAAACCATATAGTAAAAGAAAAAGAAGGTTCTTAATTGGAGATTCGATAGAGGGATGGGCTGACTCAATTAAAGTATTGATGAAATCATATATCGGAAATAAAAGAAGTTCTAGTATCGAATTTGATTTTTCAGACATTAGACCAAAAGGGGCTTTATTAGTTACTTCTGGTGGTAAAGCACCGGGACCTCAACCATTAAAGGAATGTATTGTTAAAATAAAAGGTATTTTAGAAAATAAATCAGACGGTGAAAAATTAACCACTCTTGAAACACATGATATTGTATGTTACATTGCTGACGCAGTGTTAGCTGGTGGTATTCGTAGGGCAGCTTTAATTAGTCTATTTAGTGCTGATGATGACGAAATGATTTCTTGTAAAACAGGTACTTGGTGGGAAACTAACCCACAAAGAGGTAGAT